CTTTACTCATTAAGCTATCTACAGTACTTCCGAACTTCTTACTAGCAAGAGTCATTGCAAGTAATCCGCCAACTGCTAACCCAACAAAAGCTACAAGTGGATTAGTAGCTAGCATCATTGTTAGGTACCCTATCGCTTTTCCTAGGTATATTATACCTTGCGCAATTATCTTAACTATCAACAGTGATTTCAGAGCAGTCGTAAAACCAAGTATTAGTTTTATCACAGTATTTACTATAAACAAACCACCAAGCGCTGAAACGAATATTCTAACTGCAGTACTGTTACTTGTTAATATTTGCATTAATACAGCAAGTATTCGCGTAAACATATTAATAAACGGCATAACCGCATTAAACGTGTTTAGAAATAGCTCAGTGAAAGCGCGTCTGACTGGAGCTAGCGCCTTATACATAGCTACTATGTTCTGTATAAACATCTGTATATTAGCTGCAAATAATTGTATCCTCTGAACGATTTCTGGTGGAAACATGTTCGCTAGCATGTAACCGAAACCGCCCTTCCTCATATCATCCCGCATTGTTTCTAACCTATTAGATATTTTCTCCATATTAACTCTGAAGTTCTGGTACATAGGGTCGAAGACATTTTGGCTTATTATCAGAAGATTTTCTCTAATAGCATTAGCTAAACCTTTTGTAGTTCTCTGCATCGCCGCGGCTGCTCCAGCATATCTTTTTTCCATTCCTCTAAGGATAGCTGTAATAGCTATATCAGCAGGAACAGGAGTTTTACCAAGGTTAACAATCTGCTCATGTGTCAACCCTAATTCTTCTCTTAGTATCTGATATGCTGGTATACCTGCATTAGCAAGCCTTATTAGCTCCCTAGCAGTAAGCCTACCCTTGGCTTGTATCTGTCCTAGCGCTGCAGCTATATTTTTATATGACTCAGTCTTACCTGACGCTGCTGCAGCGTCCACTATATTTCTCATTATCCTTTCCATATTCTGAAGAGGAAATTCATACGCCAATAGTAATCTAGCATTATCAGCTGCCTGCTCGTATGTGTAAGGTGTATCAGCAGCCAAGTCTTGAAGGGTTTCATTAAATCTCTTAGCTTTATCAGCTTCTCCTATAAGTCCTGTAAAAGCTACTCTAGATTCCTCCGCAGCTTGGGAGAAATTGTACAGCGCTTTAGTAACATCTTGTATAGCATGAACAGTCCTATAGAATGTTTGAGAGATTATAATTCCCTGCGTAATTCTCCTTACACTTTTGTAACCTTTATCAGCTGCGTTTCCGAGTATCTTAAAACTATTACTAGCACTTGCGGCGCTTTTAGAAGTAGTCTTAAAGTCCTTTGCTACTTGTTTAGAAAACCTAGTTACGGCAGCAGATGCAGCCCTTAAACCTTTATCAAATTGTGAAGTATCAATTCCAAGCTTAGCTGTTAAATTAGCGAAAAATCCCATTAGCTACACCTCCTACCATCCAGAAATTTGGTCAATATATCCAAACTGCGGTTTAGCCTTATTGTCACTAGAACCATATAGCATCTGCTTATATTCTATAGCAGCATCTGATAATGCTCTAAATTTCCTTGGTGTTGTATTCCAGAACTGTTCCTCAGTCATTCCTAGTTCTACAGTCCCGAAGAATAACATAAAAGGCCAATCCCAACCATCATCTTCTGTTGTTTGCTGTACGGATTGGCCTTGTTTATTCCCGGGACTTCTTATTAGTTTGGGTTAACCACCTCATCCTGTGGTAAATCTCCCATCATTGCTTTATTCATTTTTTCTGCTAGGTCTTCTAAGTCTGATAAATCTATTTGGCTACCTACATAATGCTCAGACAGATTTTCATCCTCATGTATAAGACCAGCCCATAATACAAACCTAATAGCTGCTATACTGCCGGATTTCAATATTTCCATAGCCTTATCAATAGTTCCATACTTCTCTTCAATTAGTGCGAAAGAGTTTAAGGTATATCTAAGCTTTCTTTCAACACCATCACCAATATCTATTACTACAGGTTCTCTCTTTAACTTTTTAATATTAGCCATTATCTACACCTCCATATTATACAGTACTAGGCAGCTGGACTTCCTCGAACCATGTAGCTATTAATGAGCTGTCTGCATCAGGATGCTCAGCATCAATTTCATACTTCCAAGGTTGTATCTCTTTTCCACCGATATTGTACTTCTTCTCAATCTTAACAAATTGGCCTACAATAGTATCAGATTGGAAGTTGATGCTATCACCTTTTGTCTCACTATTGTCTTCTGGCTCTAAGAACTTTCCTTTGTACAGCCATACGTATCTGTACTTACCGTTAGACTTAAGTGTTCTAAAGCCTATGGCTACCCATGGTGGTACATCATTAGCACCATATACAATAGCGCCCTTGCTATCTATTGTATGCCCCAATAAGTCTGCTTTCTGTTCTGTAGTAAGTTCATTTTTTTGAATCTCTACCTCTATGTTACCTAGAGTCGTAGCTGTTTCACCTGGGCCGTCATCATAGAAAATAGTTTCCTGAGATGCGTTAGGGTTTATATTCAAACTCATAACACCAGGCGCTGATTTTACCTCTCCATATGACGGGTCAGATATACCATCGTCTGCCGTCAATATAGCATAAACAAGATTATCACAGCCTATTCTAGTTGCCATTATATCATTCCTCCTTAATCTCTTTCAGTAGTTATACCAATATTAAACCCGTAGGTAGTCCTCCCTGCACTATCAACTTTAATCTTAAAAGGTGTTTGTCTAGGATATATTTGACACCACCTACCATTATTTAACACCTTATATCCATCTATGGGGCTTAACTCATCAAATACCTGTTTGCACTTTGCTTTAGCTACGCTAGCTTCCTTATCTCTAAAGGTCAATTGTAAAGACCTATGAGTAAACGTATCATGTAGAGGTGTAGGAGCTCCTGAGTATTCATGTATTACGAATACGCTATCAGGTTCCTCTGGCGTGAAGTCCCTAAATGAATCGATTCCATCACCTTCCACAATACCTTTAGAAGCAAGATGGTCTATTAAGTCAAGGAGCAAATCACTCATTATTCTCACTCTCCAGCACAGGACCTACATGTTTTATTACAGTTCTAGGGAACTTTTCTGATGCATAATCTCTAATAGGGTCCTCAAGAAATTTCGCCTTACCTATGGGGTGGAAAGCTTCAAGGTCCTCATGAACTATTACTGCATAGTCCATAACAGGCGTTCCTGTTTTTGGGTTTATTCCAGAACCTCCATATCCAAGAGTAGCTTCATAGCCGTAATCTTCTGCCTTCCGTATATCATAGAAAGCACTACCAGCAAGCGTCCCAGTATCCCTAGGTACTTGTCTGAGGCTCTCCTCCATTATATCTTCGCAAGCTTCCTCAGTAGCGGCATAAGTAGACCTTGCTACTTTACTTATAGTTGCTTCACATTTCTTATGAAACTTACTGTAATTTATATCCATAGTAACTCGCATTACAAATACACCACCACTATATCTACTTTACCTGTGTTACCATCATAATACGGTCCTAGTGCTTTAATATTGTACTCACTGCCGTTGAATACTACCACATCAGTGACCTTAATAGGGGTATCGCCTTCAACATATAATTGTAGATTTGACACAATATCGTTACCACTTACATCTCTTACTAGAGTAACTTTACCCTGCGGATAGCACTTAGTTGAAATAGTGTCTCCAAAGGTAGTCTTACCAGTACCATCGCGCTTAATAAACGGTTTTATATCAACTGGTACTGATAGCCACTTCTTTAATGATTTAAACATTGTTGTGCATCCCCTTCCTAAATACCTTTTTGTAGCTATATTTAGGAATTGATACACCAGAAGTACTACATAACTGTTTATAGTACGCAGCCTTATCAGCATAGTATTGTTGTCTGGAAGTAGGGTCCTCTGATTGTGGACCTAGCGACCTCTTTATATCCCTTGCAAATTTATCTGATATACTTTGAAATAGATTATATAGCCTAAGATTATGGTCATCGAAAGTATTTAGGATATAATTTATTTCAGCGTCCAGTAGTAGCTTATCATTTTCATCAGTATCACCTATGATAAATCTATACTTATCTAATTCACTATTAGAAGGGTCGCCTGAATAGTTCCAAGTCATTCTATCACCTACTTCTTCTTAATTACTACTTTGGCTTTTGCTACAGGTTTTGGTTCCTCAGGTAACTTATCATCTATAGGTTTAGCCTTGGTAAACCTTGGGAGAATATCTACATTCGACCTGGCCTTGATATAGGCCGCTACAGTCTGTAAATTATCATCAGAAACTTTAATCACTTTGCCCTCATTGACTTTGGACTTAAATCGTTTTATAGCGGTAGGGTCTTCAATTATAGACCCTACGCCATAAAACTTGCCCATCGACTTAAAGGGCTTTTTAACTACATACATCATCAAGCGATGTCCTTAAAGAATACTCCTAGGTCTTGTGCTATAACTTTAGGGTCGAATGCAATTTCTCCCTCTATTCTTTCAGTTCCTAATCCTAAGCTATCCATTGGTATTCTTACGATTCTGCTACCATAAGCACTTGCTCCCATTAATCCGGTCCAAGTAAATATATACCCAGCTGATGGTTGCTTAATAGCAGGTCTTGAGTTAACATAGCATAATAAAGCGTGGTCGCCCATTATGAAGTCGATATCATCTTCTTCACCTTGAGCTGCTGTGTTAACTACCGCCCATGCAGTATACACATTATCTACTTCGAATAATGTAGCTAATAAGTCATTAGTTACTATACCCTTTTGAGTGTACTTAATTCTATCTAAAATGTCTTCATGATTCTTTAGAGCATAGAATACTCTTGGGGAAAGAACTAATGTATTAGGCCTGAAGCCTGTTTTAGAAGCCATTTCTATAGATTGGTTAGTAATAACCTTGATTGGGTCGGACGCTGGGTCGCTAAATTTAATTGCTTCGTTACCAGTTGGATTAGTATCTACCCCTGTAATCTCAGTAGACCATACATTAGGTCTGAAGAACTTT